TGTCAAACCATCTGAAGTCAAGCGTGAAACCAACAAACGACTCAAACGTCAAGCCATCAAAAATCGCAGAAAAGAGATGGAACGAGACGGCCTACTATAAAAAAATTTATTTGACCTCTTGACATTTTTCAAACACACACTATATTAAATATAGTTGTAGAATGCTTCGGGTTCTACACTAAGAGTAACTTGCTTTATAAGGAGGAACAAACAATGACAATGAATTTTGACGATGTTCAAGTAGGTGGTCAACTTATGGTGGGCACAGGTGCTCCTCCTGCTGTTGGTCAAGGATCTGGTGGTAGGAAACCAAGAATAAATGGGTCTCTTTATGCAGAAGGTCCAGTTCTTTTTGGTGACCAATCAACTTATAGTAGTGCTGAAGCTACTTTAATGTTGGCTCCTATGACTAATGGTGATAAGCATTGTCCTCATCCTAAAGATAGTCTTGGGGTGTCTGGTAAATTACCTATGGTATTAGAAACCAAGGGTAATGTTTTATTAGATGGTGATTTATATGTTACTGGGTCAGTTGATTGTTTATCTACTGGAAGGTTGGAAGCAAGACACTCAGTAGCAGATGGTTTGCCTAAGAAATTTGATATACCTCATCCCTCTGAGGAAGGAATGCGTCTTGCTCATGCATGTATTGAAGGTGCAGAGGTTGGTGTTTATCATAGAGGAAGATTGAGGAATGAAAAGGAGATTTTCTTACCTTCTTATTGGAAAGATTTAGTTCATGTAGATAGTATTACAGTACAACTTCAACCTATCGGTGCTCATCAGGATCTCATTATAAAGAGATGGGATGATGAGAAAGTATATCTTCAAGCAAAGGGTGGAATGCCTATTGATTGTTTCTATCATGTGTATGCGGAAAGAAAGGACATTAATCCATTAACAGTAGAATATAAGGGTGAAACATGGGAAGATTATCCTGATCCTACAGCCACTGATACTAAATACGCTGGTCAAAATACTATAACTCGTTGACAATTATTTGTTTGGGTGGTATACTTGATGAGTATGATGAGTGCTTGGATGGACGAAGAATATTTAATGAAGTGTGTCGTAGACCCACTTAAGAAAACTTTTTATCTCTATTCTAATGAAGGAGATACAAAAGAAGTTGTCTGTGACAATACAGATCAGTTTATGAATGTACTTGAATTGGTACGATCTACTTGCCCTGAAGGTAGGTTAGTTTACACAGATCCTATTGCTCAGGAGAAAACCGACGTTTGATTTCAAAAAAGTCGGAAAAAAACCCCGTCAATTTTTTCCTCATGTAAGGTTCGGCAAGGATTTGTATGATGATAAATAATCCATAACGGCTATACGTGTTAATAAGATGGGTCTCTCCAGATTAGATAATTTCTTGAAATCAGTAAGAGGAACGATCCTCTATGTTAACCCTAATGACCTTGATGCTACAGACAGTATTGAGAATCAGGGTAATTCACTGACTCGTCCATTTAAGACGATTCAGAGGGCATTAATAGAATCTTCAAGATTTTCATACCAGAAAGGACTAGATAACGATAGATTTGGTAAAACAACTATATTACTTTATCCTGGAGAGCATGTAGTAGATAATAGACCTGGTTATATTCCTGATGGGGCAAATAATTATAAATTACGAAGTGGTTCAACAACTAATGATTTACCTCCATATGATTTAAATTCAAATTTTGACTTAGATTCGCCTAATAATGAACTTTATAAGTTAAACAGTGTATATGGTGGTGTTATAGTTCCTCGTGGTACATCTATAGTTGGTCTTGATTTAAGAAAAACCAAGATTAGACCAAAATATGTTCCAAACCCAGAAAACGCAGAAATTGAAAAATCGGCACTTTTCCGTATAACAGGTGATTGCTATTTTTGGCAATTTTCAATGTTTGATGCAAATCCTAATGGACAGTGTTATCTTGATTATACCATAAATCAGTTTGTTCCTAATTTTTCTCATCATAAACTTACTTGCTTTGAATATGCAGATGGTGTCAATAATGTAGATATTAATGATGATTTCTTAACTTATTCTACAGATCGTACTGATTTGCAGATGTATTATGAGAAGATTAGTATTGTATATGGTCAATCTTCAGGTCGTGCAATTGAACCTGATTATCCAAGTGTCAATCTTGATATTCAACCAAAAATTGATGAATATCGTATTGTTGGTTCTACTGGTTTATCTGTTGGAATCACAAGTATTAGATCAGGTGATGGAATAACTCCAAATTCAAGTATTACCGTTACAACTTCAGATGCTGTTCCTGGATTGGATGTAGATACACCTTTCCGTGTTTCAGGACTTGCTGCTTCTGGATATAATGGACAATTTGTAGTTTCCGAGAGACCAACTACAACAACTGTAGTTTATCAAGTACAAAATCCTCCAACAGTAGCACTTCCTTCTCCAGCAGGTTCGACTTTAGCATTAAGTTCCGATACTGTTACATCATCTTCTCCATATATCTTTAATTGTTCCTTAAGGTCAGTTTATGGTATGTGTGGATGTCTTGCTGATGGCAGTAAGGCAACTGGATTTAAATCTATGGTTATTGCCCAGTTTACGGGTATTGGACTACAGAAGGATGATAATGCGTTTGTGATTTATAATCAGACAACGGGTGTATATGATGATAATTCTGCTGCCAACAAACCATTAAGTACTGATTCAAATGCAATATACAAACCTTCTTACAGGAACTACCATCTTAAGGTAAATAACGATGCTGTTGTACAAGCAGTTTCTGTATTTGCGATTGGTTATGCAGAGCATTTTGTAACAGAGACTGGTGGTGATATTTCACTTACAAACTCTAACTCAAACTTTGGTGCAAAAGCACTTTCTTCTACAGGATTTAAGAAGGATGCGTTTAAGCAGGATGATAAGGGATATATTACCCATATTATTCCACCAAAGCAGGTTCCATTAACTGAAACTTCTATTGAGTTTGAGTTAGTTGATGTAGAGAAAACTGGACCTGTTGCTGGTATAGGTTCTACTGCAAATCTTTATTTGTATGGACAAACTAATCAAGATACTCCTCCAGAAAATGTTTTAGAAGGGTATAGGTTTGGTACAAAAACTAATGATAGTTTAAGGGTATTAGTTGCAAAAGATGGTTCTGCTACTGAATATAGTTCAAGAATAGTAATGCCTGGTTCTCAGTCAAGTTCTGAGAAAAACTTTACTGTTAAGCAAGGTCCAACAGGAATTAATAGTATTGGTGCAAGAAGTGATGGTGGAAATCCAGATGTTATTACTTTAACTGCTGCTCATGATTTCCTTGAAGGAGAATCAATTCGTATTATTAGTGATAATGGTAGACTTCCTGATGGTTTAGATTCAAATGAAGTTTATTATGCTATTACTTCAGGATTAACTGCTAATACTAATATTAAAGTTGCTGAGACATTAGATGGTGCATTAAAAGGAAATGCATTAAGTATTAATGATAAGGGTGGATTGTTAAAAGTTATTAGTAGAGTATCTGATAAGAACTCTGGTGATATTGGTCACCCAATTCAATGGGATATTATAAACTCTCAATGGTATGTTAAAGCTGCTGAAGATCTTGTTGATAATGGAATATATTCTGCTATAGTAAGTCTTGGTACTACAGATCTAGGTGCTGCAACTCCTAGAACTTATATTAAGAGAAAGAGTGATAATAGAAATTCAATTGATACAGTATATCGTGCAAGATATGTAGTACCTAAAGATGGTGGTGTAGCAAGACCTCCTAATGATGGATATATTCTCCAAGAGAGTAATACCTCTAGTGGTGCTTCAGATACTGAGATTCAAACTTATTTTGGAGCAGGATCTATTACAAATGAGAGTGAGCAGAGAAACTTTAGATTTATTGCTGATGCCACATGGGATGGTTCAAATGTAAATGTATCTACAGAACTTCCACACAATCTTTCAGTTGGTTCTAGAGTTCAGTTAGTTAATATTAAGAGTTCTACTAATACTACTGCTACTTTAAATTCTGGATATAATAAAGAGTTTGATGTTACTGGTATTACAGGAACTAAAAATTTTACTGTTGGTTTAACAACTAATCCAGGAACATTTACTAATGATACTTCATTAAGAACAACTGCTTTACCTTACTTTAAGAGAAAGACATTTAAAGATACTTATTATGTTTATAGTGCAGAAGAGGCAAAGAAATATGTTTCAGGAGAGCAAGATGGTATTTACTACTTAACTTTATTAAATGCATCAAACTCAACTCCTGTTACTCCATTTAATGATGAGAAGTTTTCTCAACCAGTAAGTGATCTTTATCCACAAACTAATAGAGATAATCCAAATTCAGACCCAGACCCAACAGTTTCTTTTGCAACTCCTGATTTAATAGGTGATGTTGTAGTTGATGATGTTCAAAATAGTGTAACAAGAGAAACTTTAAACAAGTTTAATTCTGATACTGATATTGGTGTTAATATTTCTAATATTAATTCTGTTAGTGGAATTGCTCATACGATTCATACTGATATTGATCATGGATTAAATCGTATTACTAAGGTTAGTGTTGCTACTGCTGGTGCGGGTTATGGTTCAGGAAGTGCTGGAGATATTTACAATGCATCTTTAGTTGCTATAGGTGCTTCTGTTACTGGTCATAATGCAACTGCTAAGATTACTGTTGATGGTAATGGTGCTATTACTGCTGTTAAGATAATGGATGGTGGTAGTGCTTATGGTATAGGTAATACTCTTGCAATAACTGGAGTTACAACTTTTGCACCATATACCCAAGCAGTTGTTGAGGTTGATAATATTTACGATAATGTTGGAGATACTGTTAGAGTTATTGGTGTGGGTTCTGAATCCTATGCTGGATATAATCAACTTCATAGAATTACTGGTGTTGAGATTGGTGCTGCTAAGACAGTAACTGTTGAGTCTGCATCTACGATAACAGGATTCTCTACTGATGTTGGTTCTACTTTATGTGATGGTTCTTACTTCTATTCAACAGGTGAATCAGTTAGAATTAATACTTTAGTTTATAATAAGGATGTTGGTATTGCTACTGTTACAACAACTAATCGTCATGGATTAAGAGTTGATAATAAGGTTACCTTTACTGGAGCAAACGAAGCACTTTATAATGGAAGCTTTGTAGTTAATGAGAATATTAATCTTAATTCATTCTCAGTTAAGGTTGGAGTAGGAACTCTTGCACCAACTGCAACAGGAACTTTATATGCATATCGTGAAGGTTATGCTTCTAATGATGGTGTTATTACAGTTGATAATGAAAACTTGAACGGTAGAATGGTTCCAACATATGCTGGAATTACTACTACATTATCTGGTGATATGGCAACACCAAATATAGATGAAGTAAATCTTACTAATCTATCTAAGTTGGATGTTAACATTGGTGATTACTTGATGGTTGATGATGAACTTGTAAGAGTTAAGACAACAACTACTGGTAGTAATCCACTTTATGTTTTCCGTGGTGTATTAGGAACTAAGAGAACAAGTCATACCGTTAATAGTGTAATTAGAAAAGTTTCTGCAAATCCAGTTGAACTTAGAAGACACTCAATTATTCGTGCTTCTGGTCATACCTTTGAGTATGTTGGGTTTGGTCCAGGTAATTATTCTACTGCATTCCCAGATAAGCAAGATAGACAGATTACATTTACTGAAGAACTCTTAGCACAATCCACTAAAAATGATGGTGGAGCAGTATTCTATACTGGAATGAATGATAAGGGTGTTTCTTACAATGGTAATAAGAGACTAAGTTCTGCTACTGGTAAAGAGGAAATCTTTAATACACCTGTTGCTACAGTAACTGGTGAGGATATTAGTGATATTGCTGGATTAAATGTTAGTGATGTTACCGAGGTTAATGTACATCGTTCTATTAAGATTGAAGGTGGAGCAGACAATAAGGTTGCTTCTGAGTTTAATGGTCCAATCATTGTTAATAACAAACTAACTTCTAATTCTTCTAGAGGTATTGAAGCACAGTCTTATTATATTCAAGGTGACCAAACAGTTTCAAGAAAGTATACCTTAAGTGGTTCTGCTCCTTCACTATCTGGAGCACCTGGTGATGTTACTTACTACTCAAACCCATCAGATGGTGGATTTGTTGGTTGGGTTTATAGTGTAGATAATGATTGGAGAAGGTTTGGTAGTGTAAGTCTTTCTAAGGATGAGAACATTGCACTCTTTGACCAAGTAGGAATAGGTACTACAACACCTGGAGTTAATAAGTTACAAGTTGGTTCAGGAACATCCTTAATCGCACTTGATTCAGAAGGAGTAGGTATTGGCACAACTGCTAATGGATATTCTCTTCATGTAGTTGGTAATACGAATATTGCTGGAGTACTTACTGCAAGTATGTTTGTTGGTGATGGTTCTGGATTAACAACTCTAAATGCTTCTGCACTTGGATGGACTCAAGTTACTGGTGGAATATACAATACTGATTTGAATAATGTTGGTGTTGGTACTACTGCTTCAAGATACAATCTTGAACTTGGTGCAGTTGGTTCTTCTACAACTTCATTATATGCTAATGGTGAAGTAAAACTTGTTGGAATTCTTACTGCTAATGATGTATTTGTAAGTGGAGTTACAACTGCAGTTAATGTTGATGTATTGGGTGGAAATGCAACAGTAGGTGTTGTAACAACTACTAATCTTCATGTTGGTACTGGTGGAACTGTAATTGCTACCTCTGGTATTGGTTCAGTTGGTATTAACAGTACACAACCAACTTCTACATTAGATGTACAAGGTCATACAAAACTTAAGACCTATTCGGAGAATGTTGGAATTCTTACTTATGTTGGTAGTGTTGTAACTGTTGACCTATCTGAAGCACAGACATTTATTTGTACTGCAACAGATGGAAACATCAGTCAGTTTAATCTTATAAATCCTCCTGATGGGGCAACCTCCTTTACAATTAGGGTTAGTCAGGATGATACTGGAGGTGATTCTATTGCTATAGATAACTTTAAGTTTAATGGAAATACGATACCAGTCTACTGGCCAGGAGGAGTTATTCCGACAGTAACAACCACTGCAAGTAAGACTGATATTTACTCCTTTAAGATATTTGATGGGTCTAATCCTGTAGGTTCAGGACTATATGGAGTAATCGGAGGTCAGAACTTCTCATAATGGACAATCAACTTTTTAGAGACATCCCGACAGATTTGGATCTTAATGGTCCAATTCTGTCTTTTAATACTCAACCCACCTCATTACAAGTAGCAGGAGTTGCTCCTGGACAAACAGGAGGACCAACAGCAACTTTTACAGTAAATGCTATAGCAACATTTGATGGTGCTCCCTCTTCTAATACGGGTACTATTGCTTATCAATGGTATGGACCTTTGGGAGTATTAACAGAAGGAACTAAGTATGTAGGAACAAAAACTTCAACTTTACAGGTAACGAATGTAACTAGTCCTACTGATGTTGGGGCTTATTATGCTGTGGTAGATTATGTTCCTTCATCTGAGACAGGTAATGCTGTAAATGAACCTCTTACTTCTGATTCAGCTGAATTAACTTCTTTTCCTGTAATTGAAATTAATGCTCAACCAACTACTGTTGTAACTATTCCATCTACAGACAATAATTTTAATATAAATGCTACATTAAGTGATAATGGAACAGATATAGGATTTCAATGGCAATTGGATGGGGAAAATGTAAGTGATGGGACAATTACTAAAAGTACTGTAGAAGAAATACCAGGTACTACGCAAAATAGAGTATCACAGTATGCACCTATGGGTGGTAGTAACTCTATTACGGTACCTGCTGGAGCAAAGAATGTTGTATTTGAAATAGCAGGTGCTGCAGGTGGAACAGGTGGTGGAAATTTCCCACAAGGAGTTGTTAGTCAAGGTGGAAAAGGTGGCAGAGGTGGAAGAGGAATGACTGGTTGGTTTCATATAGGTAATAATTTTTATCATTCAGGTAATCCAAATCTTGGATTAGGTAATGCACTTACAGTTGGATTATATGCTGGAAGAAGAGGAAATGATGGAATGGTAGGTTCTAGAGAAAATGCTGCAGGAGGAAATGCAGAGAATGTAAATCAGAGAGGTGGACCTGGTGGAGCACATGGATGGGGTGGTACTTGGAATAGCAACAATACGAGTTCTGGAGATGCTGGTGGAGGAGGTGGCGGTGGTGCTTCTTCTGTGATAATGATTAATGGTTCAGCATCAATAATCGCTGGTGGCGGTGGTGGAGGCGGCGGTGCTTTTAATAGTACTGGGTCTCAATCTGGAAATGGTGCTAATGGTATGGATGCTGGTCCAGTAAGAACGAGTGGTGGAGGTAGGTATAGTCCCTCTACTATGTCGTGGGTAACAAATAACAGCAATCCAGATCCAGGTAATGCTGGTTCTCCTGGACATGATGGTCAAGGTAGTGACACTCCTGGTGGTGGAGGTGGAGGTGCTGGAGCTCCAGGTGGAGGTGGTGGACATCATGGACATCGACCAAGTGGTTCTCCTGGCGGTGTACAAGGAATGAGTTCTTATATGCCAAATCATGTAGAATATAGAAGTGGTTCTTCTAATCCTACTGGTGGTGGATGGGCAGGAGTACATTATACTGTTGATGAAACTGCAATAGTTCCTACTCCTGTAACAAGAACTACTACAGTAAGTGGTTCTGCGACTAATCAGTTAACATTGAATACTGATGGACCAGGTATTGGTTATACTGTAAAATGTAATGTTAGTTCTTCAATTGCATCTAATTCTCCTGTTGCTTCAGATGAGGTAGATTATCATGTAGAATCAACAGTTACAGATGCAAATCTTACTGTTGAAGGTATTGGATTAGATAGTACTGTTGCTAATATATCTACAACTAATCTTGTTAATGGTGAATTAACTTTAGATACTATTGGAACTGGTTTTGCTGGTCCTGCACCTACTATTCAACTTTATTCTTTATATTCTCCTGATAAAGATTTGGATGTAGAAATGGATCTTTGGGGAGGTGGTGCTTCTGATGCTAGTGCTGGTGAAGGTGGATTTGGAAGAATAAGATTTACTATGAAACAAAATGAAGAATATATTATTGCTGGTCTTACAGATAATGTGAATACTCCATTTCTTTATAGAAAAGCTGCATTAATAGCATGTGTAGGTGAAGCTGGTAGATCGGGAGTGGTTGGTCAAAGAGGTGGAAATGGTGGTGGTATTAATATTCCAGGTGCAGATGCTCCTGCTGGAGGTGGTGGGGGAGGTGGTCAAACAGTTCAGTCATCAATAGGTGGATTATCTCTTAATGGAAAATTTGGTTCTGCTTATATTGCACCTTTCGTATATCCTGGAGATAGACAAAGTGGGAATAACACTGGTGGACATACAATCAGTTGTACCAAAGGAGTTTATTTTAGACAACAAGGTTTAAGTCCTTGTCAAGATATATTAGATCCAACTGAATCGCATTTTAGACTTCCTGATGGTAGAGAAGCAGCTAATACTGGTCTTATTCATAGAGGATATAAATCGGGTTATAATATTATTCAGACAGCAGGAGGTCCACATACAGGTGGATTTAGAGGAGGAAATGGTGCAAAAGGTGGAAATTCTGGAACAGGTGCTGGTGGTAATAGTGGAGGAGGAGGAGGTTCTGGATATGGTGATGGATCTGTTACTGTTGTAAGTACTACTCAAGGTGGAAGTACTACATCTGCTAAAGTTGTTATTAGAGTTGCAACTTAGCTAAATAAATAATAATACTAATTGCGGGGGAGAGTGATCCCGACTTATGGCTGTCAATAAGAATTTTGTAGTCAAAAATGGACTGGAGGTTAATACTAGCCTCATAGTTGCTAATGCCGAAACTAACACGGTCGGTATTGCTTCTACTGTTCCCCAACATACCCTAGATGTTAGTGGTGGGATTGGTGCAACTGATCTTTATGTTGCAGGGTTTTCCACATTCTTAAAAGATATAAAGGTTGGTGCTTCTGGCACAACTTTTACTGTTATTAATGATTTCGTGGGTGTTGGAACGGACATTCCTTCTTATCCGTTGGATGTTCGTCAATCAGTATCTGTTGGACAAACTGCACTCTATGTTTATGGAGATGCATCAATTACTGGTGACTTAAATGTTACTGGTGATATAACTTATGATGAAGTTGTAGGTAGAAATCTCAGAATTACTGGATTATCTACTTTTGTTGGAGTTTCTACTTTTAAGAGTGATGTTTGGATTGATGGTAACTTAAATGTTGCTGGTGATATTGTATATGATGAGGTTGTTGGTAGAAACATTAAAATTACTGGACTTTCCACTTTTGTAGGATTTTCTACTTTTGGGAATGATGTTTATGTTGCTGGTGTCGTCACCGCAACATCTTTTTATGGTGATGCTTCAAACTTAACTGGTATTGCTACTGGATTAAGTGCTGCTATAGGTGTTTCTGAAGAAGGAACATTTATTGGAGCAGGTAATACTATTATTAATTTCGTGTCCACCAATGGTGCTGCATGGGATGTTACTTCGGTAAATGGTATTGCTACAGCAACAGTTACACCAGGTGTTTCACTTGGTCTCGCAATCGCTCTTGGCGGTTAATAAATAAAATTAACAAATAAGGAAAAATGGCAGAAGCTTTTTCAAATAAATTAGCAAGAGCAGTAGGTATTGAGACTTCAAGTTCTGCAGGAACTATTGGTCCATTATCCACTACAATTACTGGTATCTCAACTGGTGCTGTTAGTGTAGGAGATCTTATAGATAACCAACATTATATTGCAGGATCTAAAGTTCAAGTAATTGGTATTGGACAGGTTACTGTTGATCGTGCCTCTACTAATACAGCATCTGCAAGTGGTCAAAGTGTTAAATTCCTTGGAAAGACTGAGGTATATCAATCTCCTGGTACTACAAAGAGTATCATAATTGGAGGTACTTTTGCCAATAATACTGATAATCAAGTTAATTTGACTGTTAGTGTTCATGATAATAGTGCATCAATTGAATCTGCGATAGCACAAAAGATTCCTGTTCCATCAGGAAGTTCTTTTGTTATAAGTGATGCTGGTAAAACATTACTTGAACCTAATGATGCTGTGAGAGTTTATTGTGATGTAGATAATGCTATAGATGTAAATCTAAGCATACTAACGGGGGTTAGCTAATGGCTGATAAGACTGGTTATATAGGAAGGAATCCAGGTGATTCTTCAGTAATCATTGCTAAACAGTATTATTCTGTAACAAGCACTCAGACAGAGTTTGCTTTTTCTTCTGGATATACTGTTGGATATTTGGATGTATATATTAATGGTGCTCGTCTAATTTCTCCTACTGACTATAGTGCAACTGATGGTGGTACTATTACTTTAACAGTGGCGGCAATAAATGGTGATGTTGTTGAATTAGTTGCATATAAAGCATTTAATCTAGGATTTGTTAATTCTTCATCTTCAGATTTTAATGTTGGTGCTAATTTAAATGTTACTGGTACTTATAATATAGGTATTAGTTCTGCAGGAGATTCAATCGCTTCAGAAATTAAGACTCTTAATTTCGTTGGAGTAGGTAACACACTTCAGTATGATGCTTCTACTAATACAGTTGATATTAGTATTGCTGGTGGAGGTGGTGGTGGAATTGGTACTGCTCTTGGGGGAAATCCTCCTTTAGATGTAGTATTTAAGACTGCTCAAAATTTCACTGTAGCTGCAGGTACATCTGTAACTATTGAGGTAAATGATGCTACTTGTGGTAATGTTGCAATGATTAAACCAGGTGTTATTCTGGTCGGAACTGGTGCAACTTTTCATATAGCACCAACTACAACTTTGAAGACCAATGTTCTTGGTCTATTTGTCTAATTAATTTTTAATAAATAAAAACAAGCAAAGGTATAGAAAACCATGTCTGAGATTAGAGTCAATAAAGTAATAGACGAAGCAGGTACTGGGTCTGTCGAATTGACTCAAGGTGCTACCCTTCCCAACAGTAAAAATATTACAGGTGCAGGTGGTATTAACATCACAGGTGCTATTGTTGCTCAAGGTGGAGTGCAAGGTACTCTTACTGGTACTGCATCTACTTCAACTTCTGCTACAAATGCTTATGGATTATCGGGTGCTCCGAATATTAGTGTTGGTACGATAGGAGCAGGAAATGTTACCTCTTCAGGAGACATTAATGCAGTTAATGGTACTTATACTGGTAATTTAAATGTTGCTGGAACATTAACCTATGAAGATATGACCAACCAAGATGTGGTTGGATTATCAACATTTAGAGCAGGAGTAGATTTTAACGGATTTCTTAGAGAAGAAGTAAAGATAACCGCAGGTAAGTTAAGTGATAATCTTAATATTAATTTAGATGATGGGATGGTTCATCTGTTTACTGTAGCAGAAACAACAACATCCACACCTAATATTATATCAGCTACGGGAATTAACACATCATTGGCAGTTGGTGATGCATTTACTGTAAGTGTTATTACAACTGCTGGAGCGGCTGGATTCTCTGCTAACTGGAAAATTGATGGTCTTGCTGCAACTGAAGCATGGAATGGCGGTGCTGCTCCTGCTGCTGGTGGTGCATCTGGAAAAGACTTCTATACACTTAATGTTATCAAAACAGGAAATGAGGCATTTACTGTTCTTGGCAATGTTTCTAACTTCGCTTAAATTTCAATGAAAGACATAATACCTGCAAAGAAAGAGAGACCAATTTTAGGACTTACTGGTCTTGGTGGAGGAGTTGGTAGTCCTTTAATTGGTGGGGGTGGTGATATTACCTATGTGGATGATGTATTTGCACCTTCATTATATTTGTCAACTGGAGAGGATAAACCTATACAATCCCAACCTAATGCTATAAATTTAGGAACTGCTAATTCAGGAAGAAGTGTATATTTTAATGGTTTTAATGATTCTTTAACAAGTAGATATACAGCTGATTATTGTTTAGGTAATAATGAGTTTTGTATGGAAGCATGGGTTTATCATGAAGGAGCCTTTGATAACTATGATGTAATTTGGGGTAATTGGGGGTCTGGAACCACTGGTTATGTTTGGGAATTTGTTGGTACACAAGATGCAAATGTAAGTGATTTAGAGTTTTATTATTATGATTCTGATAACAACTTTGTTGGTCCAATTCAGGGTGGTACCATGTCAAAGAATTCATGGCATCATGTTGCAATTACCAGAACCTTAGCTAGTGGTAATTTGACATTCCGTTTGTTTACAGACGGTGTTATGCATGGTACTGGAACACAAAACAATACTACTATCCGTAATGGTAATTCTGATTTTGTTATGGGTGCTGCCAGTGGACATAATGGAATTGGTGGACAATTTACAGGATATATATCAAATTTTCGTTTAACAGTAGGACAACCAGTTTATAGTGCTAACTTTACACCATCAACAGAACCATTAACAACAACAAGTCAAGGTGTAACTGCGAGTAATGTAAAACTCTTATGTTGTCAGGGAGCAACTGTATCCGCAGCAACTAAGCAAACTGCATATCCTTATCAGCTTAGATCTCAAAAAATGGGAGCTCCATCATCTGAGGCTTTTGGACCATTTACTTCTAGTACTTCTAGTGATGGGGGTATGGTATGGTTTAAGGGAAGATCTAATACTGGTAATCCTAATATTGTTGATAGCATAAGAGGAGGTACATCATATAGTTTTACTAATACTACTCAAGTTGGTACTGATACTGGATATCATATTAAGACTTTTAATGCTGGAGGATTTACTGTACAGAATAATGGTGCTGGATCTAATGCTACTGGAGAACAATATGTGGGTTGGACTTTTAAAACGCAAAAGAGATTCTTTACTCAACTTCAATACAGTGGTAATGGTGCTAATCGTCAAATCCCTCATGATTTAGGTAGTGTGCCTGGAATGATGATGATCAAACGAATTGATGGTGGTGGATCAAGTTCTAATTGGAGAGTTTATCATAGGAGTAACAATGGGGGTACAACTCCACAAAATTATGCAATATGGTTAGATCTGCAAAATGAGGCAGTTGCTTCACCAACCTCTTGGAATAATACTGCACCAACAGAATTAAATTTCACTGTAGGTACGCATGAGCAAGTTAATCATGTCGATGGTACTTATATGGCCTATCTATTTGCACATGATGCAGGTGGGTTTGGTGAAGATGATGAATCTATAGTTAAATGTGGTGGTTATACTGGTAATGGATCTAATGATGGTCCTGAAATTAATTTAGGTTGGGAACCTCAATACATTTATATAAAACGGGCAGTGGGTGGTACTGAACATTGGATACTTTTTGATACTGCTAGACAAATATCAAATATGGGTACTTCTGGAACATCTAGTGAAGGTGCTGAATTTGATATAGAAACTAGTGCTAATGCAACTGAAAGACAAAGTATTAATTGGTTACATGTAACAACTACAGGATTTAAAATTGATGTTGATTATAACCATATTAATGGAGTTAGTAGTAATAAGTACATATATTTGGCAATCCGAAGACCTGATGGTAAAGTGGGGAGACCACCTACTGCAGATACTGCTGCAAATTATTTCCACAGTGCATATTCAAGAGCAGGAACACCAAATCATTATACTGCAACTAGTACTTTACCCTTTGCTCCTGATACATGTATAATGAAACAACCTGCAGGAGGTTCTGCTTGGTTAATGGGTACAAGACAAACGGGTAAAGCAGTTCTGGAATGTAATGATACTACTACACAAGCTTATAACCAATATTGGGAATGGGATTATCCTCGTGGATGGCAATCATATACAGGTGACAATACTTCGTGGCAAACTTGGGGATGGAAACGAGGTCTTACTCATGATGTAGTCGCTTATAAGGGGAATGGTACTGCTGGTAGGCAATTCACTCATGGTATGAATGCTGTTCCAGAAATGATATGGGTGAAGAGTAGGGACAATAGTACGAATTGGGGTGTTTATCATGTAGGACTGAATAGTGGAACTAATCCTGAAAATTATAGAATATTTTTAAATGAAGCAAATGGAGATTCAGATGATATTAGTTATTGGAATGATACTGCACCAACAAAAACAACTGTCACAGTAGGAGATAATAATGCAGTCAATCAAAATGGTTTTAATTTCGTTATGTATTTATTTGCTAGTATTAATGGAGTAAGTAAGTGTGGTTATTATGATGGAACAGGTTCAGCACAAGCAATAACAACAGGATTCCGACCAAGATTTGTTATTATAAAACGATCTGATGGTACAGACGGAAGTTGGTATCAATTAGATACTACAAGAGGTATTAATGCAGCAACTGGACTAAGTGGTGGTCAGGATTTGTGGTTGCGAATGAACAACAACCTCACTAATCAAGCTGACCCTCTTATTAGTCTACCTAGTGATAATGGATTTACTATAACCGATGGTGGTTCATATGTTAATGGTACTGGAATGAGATACATATATTATGCTCATGCGTAAACCCCTAAATATCTAAAAAGTATAATGTCAAGAGCACGAGATCTCGCTAAATTAGGTAATACCGATGTTATTGCTGTTAACGGCACTGATGTTGGTTTTGGTACCCTTGACCCAAAAGAAAAAGTCAATGTAGTTGGTGTTGTTAGTGCAACATCATTTTATGGTGATGGTTCTACTTTAGATGGTATTGCCTCTGCTGGTATAGGAACAGCATTAAGTGAAGATAAGACAAAGGCACTTAATACAATTTATTATACTAATAATGAAGTTCTTGTAAATACAACTTCAACAATTAATCCTCCTGACAGTGGACATATTGCATATACTCAAGCTCCTACTATTGTTATTGAGGATACGAAAGAAATTATAGTGTCTGATGGTGATGATTTATTAGTTGATGTTTTAGGAATTGCTACAGGTACTAATGTTGATTATGCTGCTAGAGGTAATGGTGTATTTGGTAACATATATGTAGATAATATATACAATCAAAGTGGTCAGACTTCTGTTAATTTCCCTTTAGGTTTTGTCTCAGCGGGCATTACTACTATTACTAATGTTACTCAATCAACTTCTCCTACTACAGGTGCATTACAAGTTCTTGGTGGTGTTGGTATTGCAAAAAGTGTATATATTGGCGGTAACTTATCTGTTGGGGGAACAATAACATATGAAGATGTAACTAATGTAGATTCAGTTGGAATTATTACTGCAAGAAAAGGAATTAAAGTAACTACTGGTGGTATTGATATTGCTGGTGGTGGTATTGATGTAGTTGGTGATATAGGTCTTGGTGCTGGTAAGGCAACTGGAACATCAGGTCAATTATTAACTTCTGGTGGTCCTGGTGCTGATGCTTCATGGACAACAGTTAGTTCTGCTCCAGAATTTGCAGGAATTGCTTCAGGATCAATAACTGGAGGTAAAGGAGTTTGTGTTGCTGATGATGGTAAATTGATGGGTGTTGCTGGTAGTAATGAATTACAGGGGACTTCAACAGTAGTGGGTGAGACTACTAATGATTATTCTATAGCTTATCATGCAGCTGCTGATAGATATCTATACTTCTGGAGAGATACAAATGGTGGTGATATAGGACAAGTACAGATTGGTACACCAAGTGGATCTAGTATTACATGGACATCAAAGCAACAGTTTACCCCAGGTTCAGTAAATCCATCAAACCTTGTTGCAATTTATGATTCCACTAATGAAAAAGTTGTTGTTGCTTATCGAGATAATACTCAAAGTAATTCTGCATCAGTACAAGTTTGTGATGTTAGTGGTACAACTATAACAATTGGTACAGCAGTTAATAATGCAACTGATAGTAATCATATGGAGTATAATTCATTCTGTTTTTGTCCTAATACAGGTAATTATGCTTTGGTGTTTAATGATGGAGGAACTAATAAAGGATGGTGTAGAATTGGAAAATATTCTGGCACTAACAGCAGCTCATGGCCTAATAATAAAGTTCAGTTTTTAAATGCACAAGCTAGAGGAACAGGATGTTGGTATGATACAACAGCAAATAAATTATGTATTGTGGCACATCATGGTGGTGATAGTAATCATGGGTATGTATGGGCTGGAACAGTAGCTAATGATTCAGTTACTTTTGGTACTGGACAGGAGTTTAATGGAGATAATCAAGATGGTGCTCAATTTAGTGGTGCTCATGATTCTGATTCAGGAAAAAATGTTATATGTTATGCTGCTAGTAGTAATAGAGGAAATTGTAGAGCTGCAACACTTAGTGGAACTACTTTTACTTTCGGTACTGCAGCACAATTTAATGTTGGTATTACTTACAGACAAGTAATATCATATGGTGCAGGACCAAAGAAATTTATGATATCATATGTTGATGGTAGTGGTTCTGATTATGTTAAAAGTTTAATTACAACATTAACTGGAACTACAATAACATATTCTACTCCGCATACTTTCCAGACTGCTGGTAATGCAACTACTCACAACGGGATTGTTGTTTATAATACAAATGCAGCGAACTTTTTAATGATGAATAGAACTGATATAGGTGGGGCTAAAGCAGCATATTACATAGAAGCTATAAGAGTATCTAATTTGACTAAGGGTAATTATGTTGGAATTGCTAATGCTTCTTATACTAATGGACAAACTGCCTCAACAGCTCTTCCTGGAGCAGTAAATACAGCAGTCTCTGGTCTTACTGTTGGACAAAAATATTATGTTGTTGCTGATGGAACTTTGAGTACTACAGCAGACAGTGAGAGTATTGATGCTGGTAATTCAATTGCTGCAAATAAATTGCTGGTCAGATAAATTGTATAACCCACCTAAATAACTAAAAAGTAATAACCAATGTCAAGAATTAAAGTAGATAGAATTACTGATCGGGCAGGAACAGGTGAACCACTTTTTCCTAACGGTGTAAAGGTTGTTGGGATAACTAGTCTTGCCAATGTTATTGCTGGCGTTGCTACTTTTAGTAATGTAAGTATTGGTGGAACATTGACATATGATGATGTAACAAATATAGATTCAGTTGGACTTATTACTGCAAGAAGGGGTATAATTGCTACTGGTGTTGTAACTGCTACAAGTTTTGATGGTAAGTTAAGTAAAGGTAATACTGAAGTAGAAACTATAGATACTGGTTCTGATGGTCATGTAAAAATGACTACCGAAGGAAGTGAAAGAGTTCGTGTAGGTCCAGCAGGTCAAATTGGACTTGGTGGTGCTAATTATGGTTCATCAGGTCAATTATTAGTTTCTGGTGGTTCTGGTGCTGCACCTACATGGGCAACAGTAAGTACTGCTCCAGAGATAACAGGTACTGCATCAGGTGCAATTACTGCTGATAAACCATGTGTCGCCAATGCAAATGGTACAATTAGTCAAATTGTGCAAACGATTGAACCATCAACTACTACTAAGGTAGACACAGAACTTTCCAGCAATGGAACATATAGGACTCAGGATGTCGCATGGATAAATGATGATAAGTTTATAATCACTGGAAGAAAGATGAACGACAGTAATAAAGTTAGATATATTTTTGGTTCAGTAGATGCTAATGGTGCTATTACTCTTGGAACTCCAACACTAATAATAACAGGTGATCCTACAGACTGTTGGAATCCTAGAGTTGCAGTAGATAGATCAACAAGTAAAATTATGGTTGTTGTACAGAATAATGGTGTAGGTTATGCGGCTGTAAGAGGTGGAGTGGTTAATGGTGCTGGTAATGATATTGATTGGGGTGCTATTATGAATATACAGGCTGGTGGTAGTGGTCAGAGGACTTGTGCAATTGCTTCTGATAACAATGGTGGTTTCATGATTGCTTATAGAAATGCTGATAATAATATGAAATTTAGACATGCTCAACTAGATTCTAATAATGATGTAGATCTGTCGGATGATTCATCGTGGACTTACTATAATAATACTAGTGGTTCAAGTGCTAATGGTGAAAATAGAGCGTGTATGGAATATATACCAGCAACAGGTGCGTATTGGTATGTAACAGAGGATTCCAACAGGTTCTTATATCCTCCTAATGGTGTTTGGTTAGCTGCAGGAGGTTATCTTAGAGCTGCTTGGGCTAAGTCTAATGGCACAGGTTCAGCACCAACCATGACTCAAGCAACTCAAACGCCTTTTACTGGACCATCAGCTAATACAGATGCTGGTTCTTCTGGACAAATGGGTTACGAACCTGGATTATCATACGATTCTGTTACTGGAAAAGGAATTTTAAGTTATAGAAGAGCTTTTGGTGGTGGTAAACCAATGGGAGCAGTACTATCTTTTACTGACACTAGTGCTCAACCAACATATACCGCAGCAACTGAATTGAGTCAAAATGCTACTGACGGTTTTAAACATGCTTGGAATACCACAATGAAAGAAGCAATATGTTATTTTGCTACCAGTTCTCCGTCAAATACTGAGATAAAAGGGTTTACAATTTCTGGAAATGCATTAGTAGATGCAAATCATAATTTAAATGTTTTTGCTGGTGTAGATTACCAATATCTTGATGTTTCTTCTAATCCATCTAAAAACAGAGTAATTACTGCCACTCAAGATGAAGGTAATGGTGACTATATGAGTGCGAGTACTGTTGATATTCCATTTACATCTACTAATATCACTGCTGAAAACTTTATAGGTTTCGCAGCAGCTAATTATGCTGATACTGCAACTGCAACAATCAAGATAGTTGGTAATACTACTACACAATCTGGGTTGACAGGAGGTCAGAAGTATTATGTAACAAATACTGGAGCTCTATCACTAACAGCAGATACACCAAGTGTAGAAGCTGGCACTGCTTTATCACCAACAAAACTTATAGTTAAAGGTTAGTCCTTTGACTCTATAAATATCTAAAAAAGTATAAGAAGATGTCACAGTTACTTGTAGATGATATTGTAAATAAGGATGATACAGGATCACCTGGGTTTTCTAAAGGTGCTGTAGTAACTGGTATTGTAACTGCTACAAGTTTTAGTGGTAGTGGTGCAAATCTTACTGGGATAGATGCAACTGCATTAAAAGATGGTAGTGGTAATGTAAAAGTACAAGCAAATGCAACTGGTGCTGTAGTAACTGGTAATGTTGATGTAAGTGGTAATATGAATGTTACTGGGACATTAACATATGAAGATGTAACGAATATTGATTCAGTTGGACTTATTACAGCAAGAAGGGGTGTAATTGCTACTGGTATTGTTACTGCAACAAGTTTTGATGGTAGTGGTGCAAACCTTACAGGTATAGAAGCTGCTCCAACAGTACAACTTGTAGCTTCTGGAAGTATAAATGCGGATCAGACTGTTATTCTGACATCAGATGGTAAAGTGAAAGCAATTACAAATACTACTCAAGCAATAGGAAATGCAGTAACTGCTGATAGTAGAACTAGTATGACTTTAACTAATTGTGCTTATAGTTCTACTAGTAATAAAGTTGTTGTAGTTTCAAGAGCATCTAATACAGGATATGCTACTGTGGGTACTGTTAGTGGAACAACTATTACATTTGGTACTTCAGTACAGTTTGCAACTACTGTACATGATGATTCTTCTTCTTGTCTTGATATTTCTTGGGATTCTGATGATGATATTTACTTGATTTCATGGAGAGCTACTACAAATGATTTTATCCGTGCCATTATATTGACTGGTATTAGTGGAACAGTTCCTTCATTTTCATCTGATTTTGAAGTTTCTACTACTCTTGCACAATATCCTGTTGCTGCTTATAGCACAGCAAAGGGTAGATGGTTACTATTTTATAGTAGATCTAGTGCTTCTCAAGGATCTGTTAGGAGTATATCTTGGGATGGTTCATCTCAAGGTGTAGGGGGTGAATATAATTTTGTTGGTAATCAGATTAATAAAATGGATGTTTGTTATGACTCTAATGCTGATAGATTTGTATGTCTTTTTAGGTATTCTGGCGATTCTAGTAAACTAACCTCATCAGTAATAAAAATTGAGGCTAATGGTTCTCTTTCGTGGGGAACTACTTTAACTGTTATGGATCCCACAGTAGCTTCGGCTCCTGGTATTGTGTATGATCCAGATACTCAAAATGTAATAGGTGTATACACAAATGAATCTCTTGGCAATAAAGTGTATTCTATCGTAGGAAAAGTAAATACTAATACTGAGAAGGTAACTTGGAATGATCATCTATCAATGACACCAACAACATCAAGTGTAATGACTCAAAATTATAGATCTCCAATACTTTATGATGCATTTGCTAGTAAATTTATAACTTTCTATATTGATAGTAGTAATAATATCCATATGATATTGATGATGTACAATATTGCTGGAACTGGTCTGGAGGCGGTTACTGATACTACTATTCAATCTGGTGGTTCTAATATCACTGGAGGATGGTTTGGTGCATGTATGGATACAACTGCTAATAGAGGAGTATTATCATATGCTCCAACTAATGGACAAGGAGCTGTGGTGCAAGTTATTAGACCACCATCAACTGATGTAACAGGAGAAAATATGATTGGGTTTAGTAAAGCAGGATATACTAATGGTCAAACTGCAACTGTTAAAGTAGTGGGTAATACAACCACTCAATCTGGATTAACACCCGCACAAAAATATTATGTTCAAAATGATGGGAGTCTAGCACTTACAGCAGCAGTTCCAAATGTAGTTGCTGGTAGAGCATTAACAGCAACATCTTTATTAATACAACCTGCATAAACCTTATGACTGAATATAGAATTAGAAGTACTGGTGAAGTTTTAAGTGATCAAGAATTTAGAAAAAGACATAAGAATACTTCTTTCTCTAGACTTTTAGATGAAAAGTTATTAGATGCATTTGATACTGATGTTGTCTTTGAAGGACCACAGAAACAAGGTCCACCACCATATTCAGTTACTTATAGAGATGGTATAGAAGAAATAAACGGTAAATGGTATACAAAATATAGTATTAGGCAACAAGATGAAGAATCAGTTGATAAGAAATATGCAGAGAATATAAGAAAGAGAAGAGATGATCTAATAAAAGAAAGTGATTGGAGAGCACTATGTGATAGAGAATTAGAACCAGAGTGGAAAGAATATCGTCAAGCACTTCGTGATATAACTAAACAAGAAGGATTCCCTCATGATGTTAAATGGCCAACTGACCCTGATGGTAATAATGGGGATGCTCATTAAGGCTAAATAACTTGAGGAGTTTCTCTATTGATTGCCCTATATTATTGCATAAATATCTAAAAAGTAAGATAAAATGTCTCAGATAAATGTCAATACCATTAGGAATAGAACTGGTGGGGCACCATCTTTAGATAAAGGTGCTGTTGTAACTGGTATTGTTACTGCAACTACTGGACAATTTGCAGGAGATGTCACTGTAGGTGGTGTATTAACTTATGAAGATGTAACTAATATAGATTCGACAGGTATTGTAACAGCGAAGAGTGGAATAAAGGTAGGTAATCCTATTAGTCCAGGTATTGGTGCGACTATTGATCCTAATGGTAATGCAATATTTGCTGGTATTGTAACTGCTGGCATTATGAGTGCTACTACATTATATGGTGATGGTTCGCAATTAACAGGTATAGATGCAACAGCAATTCAGACAGGAAATACAAGTGTTCAGACGGTAGATACTGGTTCTGATGGTCATGTAAAGATGACTACGGAAGGTGGAGAAAGAGTTCGTGTAGGTCCAGCAGGTCAAATTGGTATTGGTGGTGCTAACTATGGAACAACTGGTCAAGTATTAACTTCTGCAGGATCTGGTGGTGCTCCTAGTTGGGCTGCTTTACCTGCAGGTGGTAATGTAATTGAAGCAGAAGCCGAAGGTGCTATTGCTGCTGATAAATGTGTACAGATAAGAACAGATGGAAAAGTAGAACAAATAAAAGAAACCACAACCACTAACACATCTCCTGCTACTGCTAGTAATGGAGGATATCTAACTAATGATCAAGTAGATCGACTTGATAACAGAATGGTTTATAATCCTGATAACAATACTTATCTAGTTACATTTGTAAGAACTAATGGTAATCTGGATAAAATGATTGGAACCCCCCAAAGCGATAACAGCATTAGTTGGGGTTATCAATCTACAGTCACCAGCAGCAGTAGTATTACTCATACGGGTTTGGTTTATGCAGGGAACAGTCGTTATTTACTTGTATATGATGATGGTAATAATGGTAACACTGTGGTGAAAATTGGTAAAGTAAATTCTGCCACTAGTATAAGTTGGAGTGCTGCGGTTGGGATGGATGGTCATAATGTCTCTCGTTACAGTTGTATTGTTCCTCTGAAAATTGCTGATGATAGAGTAGCATTTTGTTGTCGAGCTGCCAATACAAATTGCAAATGGACGAACAATAAATGGGGAATAACTGTTGGAGATATTACTTCGGATACTGCTTTTACCTATAGAAATTCTTCAGGACTAAGCGAAGATCCAATGCATGGTGAAGATTTTAGTGCAGCATTTAATCCGACAGATAATATTATCTTTACTACATGGAAAAGACAAAATTATCATGGATATTGTAGTTCAGTTCAGGTAGCATCTGGAAATGCTGCGACAATAACTACAGATGGAGTCGCAGGTGATGTGGTATTTGAAGCTGACAGTGCTTATCATAATCCTGATACTCTTTACCACCCAGGACAGAATAAATTTATAACAACTTGGTCAAGAGGTGGTAATGACGATCTTTGGACCAAAATAACTACAATTAACTCTTCTACATTAGCAATTAGTAATAGTAGTACTATAGACCTTACTGGTACTAATACCACTCATGATTATGAACATACTATATGCTTAACACTTGGTCCAGGCAATGCTGTTACATTATATTGGATTGAACAGAATAAGTGGTTGTATGCTGTCACAGATCCTAATTTTAATGGAACTACTTTATCTTGGAGTGCTAAAGTAAATGTAGCGAGTATTTATAATGATTATGTAGAGTCTTGTTTTGTTTTATATAACCCTGATGACCCCTTAAAAAGAAATATATTTTTTGGAGAAACTT